CAAATGCTTCAAGGTGCACAAGGTGAACAAGGTGGAGCTCCAGAAGCACAAGGTCAACCTACTTACCAAAGAAAAGGCGGTAAACTAGTATTCGTGGGCAGAAAATAAGCCTACCTTAAAAGGGAAGCAGTAAAAAACCTGTTTCCCTTTTATTGTTTAATTTAAAAAAATTATAAACATGGCATTAGTAAGAAAATTACAAACGGGAAGTAAAGCTCCTGATCCAAATAATACTCCAAAAGATTATTCTCAGGTAGAAAAGGCATTATACGATAATTTGTATTCGATGTCTTCTAAAGAAGCTAGAAGAGCTAAGCCTGCTTACGATCAAGTAGCTGCTCTTGTAAAAAGTGGAGCTATGGATAAAGCTTTAAAATTTAATCCAGATCAAACATATAGTATTGACACATCTCAACTTCCAGAAGAATTAAAGAAATTCAACTGAACAGGTCATGACGAACCTCTTAGTAAAGATATGTTAGGATTAGGTGTTAAGATTAGAGGTAATGATGCTGATAAAGAATCACTTAGTTCAGCAATGAATGCACTAAGAACACACATAGAGTCAACAAATTCTACTACAACTCCAACAGCGCAAACAGGGTATTCAAAAGAAGTACAAGGTTTAACTAATATTGTATCAAATAAACATTATCATGATGATGTTAATGCACTTGCTACACATTTAAATACTTTCAAAACTAATGATGAAAGAAAAGCTAGAGTATTAGGTTGGGCAAAAGAAGGAGTTGATGATTATTTAAATGATTACACTAAGAATAAAGATTCTTACGATTATAAAGATTACGATAATGCTCAGGCATTAAAACTTGCTTTAAGTGAACCAAATCCTAATTGGGATAAAGTAACTGAGAAAGCATATGCATTAGGTTGGAAAATGAATGATTATTTGATTCCACCAAAAACACAAACTGAATTAGATGCAGAAAAGAAAGCTGCTGATGATGCAGCTGCTTTAACAGCAGCAACTGCTGCAAAAACTGCACCAGTAGTACCAACACCACATAAACCACAAGCATATATTCGTAAAACAACTACAACTTATTTTCATCCAAAAGAAAAACCAACTGCTACAGGTAGTGGTAAAGTTGGAGATATGTTATCTGGAAAAGGATCTACAGCAGATTATTTAGATGCTATTGCATTAGGTGGAGATGTTGTAAGTTTAGGTGGAACCGCTGCCGGACTTGCAGGAGGTTTAACATCAACAGCTGCAACATTAGGTTCAGATATATTACGTGGACATGGATTTGGAGAAACTGCTGGAAATGCTGCATTGAATTTAGGATTTACAGCATTATCATTAATTCCAGGAGCAGCATCTGCTAAACTTGGTTTAAAAGGTGCTAAAACAGGTATTGAAATAGCTAAACTTGCAACTAAAGCTGAAAAGGCTGAACATATTCTTAAAATTGCAAAAACTGCAATTAAAGATGCAGAAGGTGTTGAATTAGTAGGTAAAGAATTATTAAATTTAAATAGAGCTAAAGCTATTGTAAAATCAGCTGAGGGTTTAAGTGAAGTTGAAAAAGTTGCTAAAATTGCTAAATATGGAATTCCAGAAACTAAAGCTTTAGTAAAAGGAGCATTCAAACCAGCATCATCAATAGTATCAAAAGCTGCAAAATTAGCAAAACCTGCATTTTTAGGTTATGGTTTAGTAAATGCTGGAACAGCTGCTAGACAAACTGCACAAGATATAGAAGAAGGTGGATTAGGAAATGTTTCTATTCAAGATGCTAGAGGTTTAGTACATGGTGTGCAAGCTGTTAAAGGTTTATATAATTTAGCACAAGTACACGCTGGAACTACTAAAATTCAAACACAAGAAGCTAGTACGGACTTTAAATTAAAGAATGTACCAGAAGGTGTTGAATCTAAAATTACAATTCCTAAAGGAACTGATCCAGAAGTTGCAATTAATGAACATTTTGATAAAGTAATTGCACCTAAAAAATCAGTATTAGATGCTTTAAATGCAAAAGAAACTCCTGATGAAGGTGCTATTTCTAAACTTAAAGCTGAAATAGAAACTCTTGATGAAGCTAAAAAAGCTGCTAAAATTGATAAAGGTTGGTTAGGTATTAAAGGTAAAGTAGCTAAGGTTACGGGTATGAATGATAACAAAGCTAAATCAGAACGAGTTATAAAAGAAGAATCTGATCCACGTTCTTGATATGGTAAGAAATTCCAAGAAAGTGCTATTAGTAAATTACGTCAAGGTGAACAAAAGAATTTAGAAAAACTTAAAGATCCTAAAGTAAAAGCTATTCTTGGATTAGATAGAGCTAATAAAGCCACTGATTATAAAAGAAAAATAAGTTTAAACAAAGCCTGAAACAAATATAATAAAAATATGGTAGAACATAAAGAAGGTGGAGTTATACAATTCCAACAAGGTGGAGCATTTAAAATGGATTTTTCTGTATTAGATAAAGCTTTAAAAGAAGGTAAACTTAGAAAGGCTGGATTTACTAATGAAACAATCGGAGCTTCTGGTCATACATTTACTAATAATAAAGGTCAATCTATGACATTGCCTGATTCTACAAAACAACCTATTATATCTGCACCTGTTATTAATAAACCAATTGTTCCTACTAAATTAGTTGGTACTATTGCACCTAAAGTTACAGTTGCACCAACAGCTAATACTACATATAAACATCCAGGTTCAGGTAATTATTTACCTTATAGTGATTTAAAAGATGTATCTACATGGCAAACTAAAGATGGAGGGTATACTCCTGAATACACTAATTTTGTTAATGGTCTTGATGAAAATTGGTTAGCTAGAAATAAAGAAGATTTAAATAAATTTATTCAATCTGCTGGAAGTAATGTATCAGTAAAAGATTTAGCACAAGTTAAAGGATTAGCTACTGATAATAAATATGGTCCATATCATAATTATATGACTAATAAATTTAATGAATCTGCTACAAGATTAGAACCTAAAAATAAAGGATTTGATGTTGCCGCAGTAAAACTTCCAACTAATTTATTTGGAAACACAACTACACCAACTACACAATCTGGAACAACAGTTAATAAACAAAGTGAAGGAATTAAATTTCCTAAACTTAATAAAGTTGATTTATTAAATACAGCAATGTATTTAAATACAGTTAGAACTAATAAAGATATTGGAAATGCTCAAAGGAAAGGTGTTGCAGATAGTATGTACACATTACCTTATATGTCAAATACTTATATTAGAGCTGATAGACCACATACTTTAGAAGCTGACAAACAAGCTGCTGCTGTTAACAGTAAAACTGCTAGAATGGCTGCTTCAACTGCTGACATTGATAAAGGATTTAGTGTTAGATTATCTGGAATTAATCAAGGTAATATTTTAAAAGATAAAGCTCAAATGGCAGATACTCAAAGACTTGATCAAATGCGTGGACAACAATTACAAATGAACGCTAATACCGCTAAATATAATACTGAAGTTCTTGGTAAGAATAGAGGTTTAGCCGCTAACGCATTTGGAAAAATCCACGGAATAAATGCGCTTCAAAGTTCAGCTCAGAATACAGCTCTTAATGTTCTATTATTAGCTAATCAGAAAAACGATATAATGAAAAAACAACGTGAAGGTCAAACTGGAATGTTTAATATTTTACAAGATCCTAAATATAAACAATTAGGTGAAGAGTATAATACATTAGCTGATGAAACTAATAATTCATTTAGAAAGAATTATGATACTCAAATGAAAACTCCTGGAATAACTCCTATTGATTGGGAAAAATCATCTGATTATGCTAAATGACAAACTGCTCTTAAAGCTAAAGAATCTCAAATTAAACCATTTAATGAACGTTTAAAAAATATTCAAATGGCTATGATGTACGGACAATCTTTAAAGAAAGGTGGACAAATAGCTAAAAAAGTAGAAGCAGACAGAAAACAATTTTATAAAGTAATTCATAGTGTTAATAATCCTGTGGATAAACATAATATAGATTTGAGTCAAACTGAAACAAATGCTTTAGATTCAGATAAATTATTTTATGAGACAATAGCATCAAACAATAAGAAAGTAAATGCAAAATAATGAAATATAATATAAATAAATTTCAACAAGGGGGTGGGTTTGCAACATTCACCCCCATCATTGAACAACAACCTGTACAAGCAACTTCTTCATCATCTAGTTCATCTAAAGAAAGTAAACATACTATTTCATCTATGTTAGATGATGATGTATTTAAAGATTTAATGGGTAAAGGTTTAGTAAATGATGTTAACGGATTTGTTTCTGAATTAGCTAAAATTGAATCAACTAATTCGGGAAGTATGTATCCATATGCTCAAAGTAATAATAGAGCAATGTCATTAAGATTAGTTGGTAAAATTAATGAACTTAAACAAAGTAAATCTGCTTGAGATGAAGCTGCTAAAACAGCTACTGCTGCAGGAGGTTATGGTGAAGTTGCTGTAAATAATGATATGGTTTATGGTAAAGATGCTAAAGGAAATGTTAGTGCAATTAACGTTAACGAATACGATAAACACAAAGATCAATATAAACTATTATCTGTTGCAGAGTTATTAAATGAAAGACAATATAATCCTAAATTATCAGGACAAAATTCAATATTTGATGTTGCAAATAATGCTATTGGGTTAGATAAAATAAAAACTAATCTTAAAGATTTAATTGCTTCTTTAGGAACAGAAGATACTCATAATGAAAATTTTTATTCTAAAGATCAAGTTAAAGGACAGTATGATATTTTAAAATCACAAGTATCAGTAAAAGGTCCAACAAAAGAACAACAATCTGCTTTAGAAAGTTTAAATCAAATAATTAACACTCCTGGAGATCATTATAAAGTTATTACAGAAAATAGTTCAGAAAGAAATCATATTGATAAAGCTTTAGACTATTTATGAAAAACAATGGATGTTCATGCTCAACAAAAACTAAAAGCAACTGCTATAGTTAATGGTGGTAAAGATCCAAGAGATTTTATATTAGATATGTTGATTACTAATACAACTGCTAAAACATCTTCTGCGATTTCTCCAGAGAAATTACCAGGAGCTACAGAAGAAGCTTCAGCCGCGGCAAAAGGATTAGCTAATGTATCACCTTTTGAATTATTACATAATGGCAAAACTGGTTCAGCTCCAATGCAATGAAATGATATTACAACTAATAAGAAAATGATATTACATGTTACAGGTGCTGCAAGATTAGCTACAGAAGATGGAACTCCATTAGGTATGACTACATTTAAAAATATAATGAATTCTAAAAATGGTTCTCTTGTTGATATGAGTAAGGCTACATTTGGTGATAAAATTATTGGAATGAAAGGCGCTAATGATATTATTTATGATGGTGGAACTGCTGCTAAAGTATATATGCCGTCTAATAATGATGGTACTGTTAATTATAATGCACTTAAACAATTTAATGAAGTTCAATCAGAAATTGAAAAACATAAAAATGATTGGTCTCCTGCTATAATCAATGATTATTACAAACGTCATGGATTTGGATATGTTCAAGTTGGTAATGATTTTGTAGTACGAGAAAACAATAATATAAAACCATTCTTAATAATGTATGGTTATACTGCTGAAGGTGCTTCTGAAGCAGATAATAATTCTGAAGTTAAAGCCTTGGACAGTAAAGAACAAGATACTGTATCAGATGCTTTAAAAACAGTATGAAAAGATAATAAAGTTAAGGCTCCTACTGGTTGAACTGATATGACAACCACTTATTATAAAGGAATGATTGCAGTTCCATATAAACGAGATGCTTCTATATATGCTGCTTCAATTGCAGGTCATATGCAGAATAAACAACAAAACTTAACAGATGCTAGAGTAGATCTGCAAAAATATGAAACTCCACAAGTTAAAGCTGATTTCAGTTTTTTCAATAGTAAATAAACAATAATATGGAAATTACAAAACCAAATGATATATTTTCTGCATTAGTGCAGAAACCAGATTTAAATTTATTCGATTTAGCTAGTTCTAATGTTGTTCCAAGTAATACTCAACTATTACCTATGGACGATTATAAAAAATTAGATAAAGTTCAATCGATGTTTAAAGATGCATCTGGTAAATTCGATGACAAAACCTTCAACGCAGCTTATCAAAAAGCTGCGTCGTTGTATAATGACCTAGGAAATGATAAAGCTTTAGCTAAAGCGTTAGAATATGATCCAACAGATTTTACTGCTCCAAAAGGAGCATTACGTGCAGATGTAGCTCCAGTTATAACTAAGGATTATAATCCGTTTAAACAATTATATAGTAAAACTGGAATAAATAGTATTGATGTATCTGATTTATCTTTAAGAGAATTAGCTCAACAATCAAAAGTATATGATTCTGAATCTAAACAATGATTAGATAAATCAGCTAATGACATGGGTTTAATGGGTTCTTTAGTGGGACCTACAATGGTTTATGCTCAGTGGGATGAAGATGGTGCTGATATAGATCCTATGACAAAAAGACATGTAAATCATAAAAAAGGTGATTGGAAATATGATAAAGATGGAAATCTTTATATTGAAACACTTGGTAAACGTGAAGTATATGGTAAACAAATAGTAAATCCTATGGATTTAATTACTGTTGATGGTTCTAAATTAAATAAAGTAGATTTCTTTGATTCTGATGGTAAAGATAAATCTGTATTTGGGACTACTATGAAACTTGCTACACAAGTTGCACCTTATTTAATTCCTGGAGTTAATGTATATTATGGTGGAATGAAAATGGCATTAGGTTTAGCTACTGTACTTCCAACTTTTTATAAAGCCGCAGAAGCATTATTTACAGGTGATACTGAAAAAGGTAATGAAACATCACTATGGAAAGCAATGAATACTGCACAAGGATATCTTTCTAAATATGATGTTAGAAGTATTTCAGATGCGGGTTCACAATCTATGTGGAATTATGAACAAATGGGAAGTATGGTTGCAGATACTTTTTCACAAATCTATGAACAACGTGCTGCTGGTAGTTTGTCTAATTTATTTTATAAGTCACATGAGACTGAATATTTAGCAAAATTAGCTAATCAAACTGAAGATATTCTTCAAGATGTTGCTATTGGTGATGCTGTAAAAGGTATAACTAGAAGTAAAGAAAACTACGAACGTCTTGCTCAAGTTGCCTACGATAAAATTGGAACACTTGAATCTATAAATCATAAACGATCACAATTAGCTGAAACATTAAACTTAGGTTACATGGCTATGACGCAATCTGCTGATGTTTATGGTGATGCTAAAGCTGGAGGATATGATAATAGAACAGCAGGTTTTGCTGCATTATTAGCCGCATCAGGTCAATATGCTTTAATGAAGAATAATAATTTAGGTCACTGGTTTTTAGATAAATCTACAGGTTATACTGAAGAAGTTAATAAAGCTGGAATTAGAAGTGTTACTCGTGAATTAATGGGTGAAACACAAGAAGCTGTTAATTTACTTGCAACAGATAAAATTGCTGGTAAAAAAGCATTGGGGAATGTATTTTCAAAAGCTAAACAAGGATTTCAAAATTTAATTACACAACCTATTGGAGAAAGTCAATTAGCTGAAAAATTATTTAAAGTATCAATGATTGAAGGTATTGAAGAAGTTTCAGAAGAACTTGCTTCTGATGCAGCTAAAGGTATTGTTGATATTATGAGTGCTTGTGGATTTACTAAGAAACAAGGTTCATTTGGAGGATTTGATAATGTATTTAGTAAATCAGGATTTGAACGTTATGTATCTAACTTAGTTGGAGGTATGGTTGGAGGACCTATGTTTGAATTAGAACATTCAGTTATATCACCTATTTTATCTGGACACGGTATTGAACAAGAAACAAAATATAATGTACTTCAACTTGTAGCTAATGGTCAAGCAGAAGATTTATATAAAGAAATTGATAAACAAAAAAGTAGATTTGGAAGTACTGATTTATCTCCAGTTACAACTAATGTAGATGGTAAACAAATTTATCTAGCTAAAGATGGTGATAGTGGAATGAGTCAAGCTGATGTTATTGCTAATGCTACTAAAGCATATATTCAAAATGCTGATAGAATTTTAAATCTTGAAAACATAAAAGAAGATGATGAATCTGTTATTAGAAAAGCAATTGTTGATGATATTAGAATTGCTGATTTAAAGAAAAACGGAACTGATTCTTTTGTAAAATCAGATTTTACTCAATTAATTGGAGATATTGTAGATCTTACTACTCAATTAGAAAATGTACAAACTGAAAAAGATGATAAAAGTGTAAATAAAAATGAAGTAGGTAAAGGTGATATTCAATCTAAACTTAATGAAAAAAGAAAGTTAGTTGAAGAATTATTAAAAGGTGAAAAGGCTGAATACTATCATAAGTTATCACTATTTACATTAAATAAAAATTTACACGCACCATTTATTTCTTTATCTGTTGACGATTATGTTAAAGATAAATATGATAAAGATTTCTATTCACTTAGTGAATCTGAAAAGAAAACTTATAAAGCAGAATTTGATAATATATTTGATGAAAGTAAAGGTGATTTTAAAAACAAAATGAAATCAATGTTTGATAGATTTTTGGAAATTAATGAAGAGTTCTCACATTCAATTGCAGAGTTTAATGCTGATGGATATGCTAATACTAGAAGTTCATTCTTAGCTAACTTTAGAAATAAAGGTAAAGGTTTAAGTTTAACTGACGCTTATACTAACTGACAATGATTACAACAATTAAATACTGAATTAGATAAGAATGGTTTTAGAACTGCAAGTCTTACATCTGATACTGATATTGATGTTGCTCATTTCTTAAACGATATGAATTTAATTCAAATTGGTTTACCAGAAGAACAAAAAGTTGAAATAATTAACAGACGTGATGCTTTAATCAATCCTAAACTTGAAGAATTAAATAAGTTAGAAGAACAATTATCTACTGTTACAGAACCAGATGAAATTAATACAATAAATGAAAAAATTGCTCCACTTCAAGAAGAAATTAATACTGATATTAATAATGCTGATGTAGAATTAAATCAAAAGAGGGATATTAATACTTTAAGTACTGGAGATAAAGAACATTTATTTGCTATTGTAAATTCATTAGGTCTTCCGTCTACAGAGTTAGATTACGGTATTATACAAAAAGCATTTGATGCTTATAACGGAAGTAAAAATGGACGAGTAAAACAAATCATGGGTGAGAAAGAAACAATTTCTCAATCTGCGGATTTAGCTACAGAAGATGTTCTAATGCAACATTTAGCCAAAGATAGTGAAATTACAACTATTGGGAACATTGGAACAATCCACGTTAATGGATATGAAAAGAAAGCTGTTAATAAAGATTTAATAAAATCTAAATTATTAGTTGAAGCTAATAAAGTATTAGATGAATTATCTAGTGTTACTAATGAAGATGGAATTATTAGTTTTTCTGATGCTGACCAAATTTTAGCAGACTGATTTGACAAAGATACTGATGAAGTTACTCATGATATTGTTACAGCATTAGATACTTATGTTCAAAATAAAGGAACTGATGTAACACTTACTGAAATTCAAGATGTATTCAATTCTACTGTTAAAAGTAAAATGGATCAAATATCTATCAATCAAGGAAATTCAGATCCTAAATTAGAAGAAGTTTATAATGAAGCGCTACATTCTGATGATGATTATTATACTTTTACAAAAGGCAATGATAAGATTTCACCACGTAGATCTTTATTAATTAAATATGCTAATAATGTAATTGCTAGAGGTGAAGATTTAGATAATGAAGCGGTTAAAGAATTAACAGATGCTGCTAATGAAATTAGAGTAAATATTCAAAATAGTTCTCTTTCTGCATTAATTCCTGATTTAGATAATTTTGAATTCGATGAAAATTCAGAATTAGGTAAAGCTTTAATTGATCGTGGATATAAAGACTATTTAAACATTCATGAAATTCTTAAATACAATAAACGTAAAATGAATACGTTTTTGGACAAGTTGAATGAGTTTCAGATAAATCTATGAGGTAAAACAGGTCCTATTTCATTCTTTAAACTATTAAGAGATAATTATGATTTATTTGATAATATTGTAGCACCGTCTCAATTTATTAGAAATAATGTTCAAATTGATCAATTAAATAAAGCTTTATCTACAATAACTGCTGTACGTTCTGTAATTTCAGCAATGACTTCTACAGAAGTAGGATTAGGTGGTGATTTGTATGGTTATAATGTTTCATTAAATATGGCTGCTGAAAAGTTCGAAGAAGTTAGTGGAAAATTTGGATTGGTTGATAGTACGTCAGCTAAGATCATAAATGATGATTTAACTTTCATTTCAGATAAATTAAACTATTTTAAAACTCTTGCAGAAAGAAACTCTGGATCTTTAATTGAAGAACATAATTTAATCAAAACAGCATTAGTTAGTTCTATTTTAAAAAGAATGACTGATGGTTCTGAAATTTCAGCAGGTAAACTAACTGTGAATGGAAGAACTTTAATAAATCAAAATGATCTTGATGCTATTAATAAAATAGTTTTAGCTGAAAGTAAACTTGCTGAATTTGAACATAGAATTTATACTAATTTTCATAATGCTGAAGGAAACTTGACAGACAAATTAGATGAAGTTTTTGCTCCGTTTAAAGGCAATGATAATTCTGAAAATATTATCAAGTCAATTATTGATGGTAAGGATTCTAATCTGACAAAGGATTTGACTCAACTTGAGAAAAAAGATTGATATTTTTATTTACATTCTGTACTGGCTCTTAGTAGTAAAGATTTTTATCTAAACTATAAAAAGTTACTAGAAAATGAAGTATCTTTGTCGGAAGTAAAAGCTCCATTTTTTGTACAACAATTTGTACAAAGACAAGAACAAGCTTATTTTAATGGTAGATTAGGAAAAGATATAATGGCTCATTCTATAGAGTTTGTACAACCTAGTATTTATACTTTAAAGAATTCTATACTTGCTGATGCAAAAGATGCAGGTACTACAATTACTGAAAAAGAAGCCTATAAACAAGCTATTGATCAATCTAGAAGTTTCTCTATTGGATATGTATTTAATGTTCTTGGCTCTGCTGGAACAGGTAAAACTACAATTTTAGGAAACTTTCCTTTAAGAATGATAATTGATTCTAAAGTTCCGAGTGAAAATATTTCTATTCATGCTTTAGCACCAACACCTAAAACACTTACTGGATTAAAAGAGAATTTAAAGAATCAGGTATCTGTTGAAATAAAAGAAGACTTAATTAAAGACTACATTAAAACAATGATTGGTTCTAAGTATGATGAATACATGGAACAATTAAATTTAATAGAACAAGATAAATATGATGATTTAAATCCTGAGATTTTTATAAAAGGTGAAGGAGATGGTGCAGTTGCTATAAATGAAAAATGGTTAGATTCTGTATTCTTAGGTCATAATATTGAAGGTTCTAAAATTGTAATGATTGATGAGATGAGTCAATTATCTACACTTGAATGGCAAATGTTTAATTATCTAGCTAAAAACAATAACTACTATGTTATTGCAATGGGTGATAATTTACAAAATGGAAGTAAAATTGGTACTACATCATTTTCTACACAGAATATATCTACTCCTAGATCTATTAAACTTAAAAGTACAATTAGATCTAAGAATGTACACCATAATGATAATTGTATTCTTATGGAGAATTTTACAGATGCTATTTATAGAGATTCATATTTGAAAGAACCTATTAAATATAGACCTACTTTAGTTTATTATGATAAAACATTTTTAAATGGAGATAAGTTTGTAGATAATCTTACAAAAGCTGATCTTTTAAAATTAGATACTTCTAAAGAAATTGTGTTCTTAACTGATAGTGGTAAATTATCTGATTCAACACAATCTTTAATTACAAGTACTTTAGGTATTCAATCTGCTGACATTAAAGTTTATTCTAAAAATGTACAAGGTGAAGAATTTGATCAAGTAGTAATTCTTGATCCAATTAAAATATCTGATTCTGATTTTGATACTATACGTAGTTTATATACTCTTGTTACTAGATCTAAAATTGGAACTTTAATTGTTGGTTCTAAAACTCTATTAGATAATTTTGGAATTAAAACAGAAATGTCATTAAGTACAGAAGAAAAAGTATTTGATAACGATAGAGCTAAAGATTTCTTAACTAAGAGAATTGATGAATTATCAGATATGACAAAGGATTATAAACAATCTGATCCTATAAAACATAAAGATGTTAAAGTTGTAAATGAGAAATTTAATACCGATTGGAAAGAAACTTCAGACCCTGAAATAATTACTCCAATTTCTACTACTGTTCAAACTAAAGATCCTAGTAATATATTAGGATATTCATTCTTTAATAATATTGGAATTCATGATATTTCTAATAACTTAGATAAAATAATTGGATCTGATATTGATATTGATGACTTAATAAAGAATAGTACTGGAACTGATTTAGGTTCAATTCTTAGATTAGTAAATATATCTGATCAAAGTGTTAGAGATGTTGTTGGCGATTATATTAAATGGAAAAATTTAGTATTATTTTCTACAATTGATAACACAATTTATACTAGACCTGATGATTTTAGATTATTTAATAATGATACTAAACAAAAAGATTTAGTAATAAGAAAACTTAAAAGTGGAGAGTATACTGATCCTTATGGTAAACTAGTAAATAGTAATGCTTTAAAAGGTAAAGATATTTATGTTCTTGGAATGAATGTTGAAATTGGTGGTGCAAATCATTTTATAACTCTTTCAGCATTGCCTGATATTTCAAATCCTGCTGTTAAAGCTAATGTTGATTTCGAAAAACTTTCTAAGTTATATGATTTAGCAAGTAAAGGAGATATTACAGTTGATAGTGCTGATATTAAAACATATATGGGAGTTCAAGTTCCAACTATGAATGATGCTCAAAAAGATGCCTTTAAAAAGGATTCTGCTATAACTGTAAAAGATTTAAAAGCTAAATTTCCAGGAGCTTTCATTAGTGA